GTAAATACTGTATCAGGAGCAATCGTAGACGTAACGGGTTCAGTCTTAACTTTAGATATTGGTGAAGAAAACTCTACAGCAGATGCTAATGTTTCAGTAACAGGATCTGAGCTAACACTATCAACTAATGATGTAACATTTGAAATAACTGCTGATATAGATGTAACAGGATCTCAAGCAAACATTTCACTTGGAACTTATTCTGTTTCTGCTGATGGTAATGTAAGCGTTATAGTTACAGAGCATACTATGGTTACATCGATTGGTTCGGTAACTAATAATGCAAATGCTGATGTTTCTGTATCAGGATTACAATTAACAGGTTCTGTTGGTGATTTAAGTTTTAGTGGTAATGCAATTGTAGAACTTACCAATTTTTCTGGGCCTAAATTCTCAGCGGAAGGAAATGCTGCACTTTCTACTGATCAAGCTAAGTTTGGGGTATCCTCTTTAGAATTAGACGGAACTAATGATTCTGTAGACAGCACAACGAATTTAGATCTGAGCTCAACAGACTTTACAGTTGATGTTTGGATTAGACCTGACAACGTTACAGGTTACAAAGGTATTTGGCAATCAGGAACAAGCACAAAAGAACAATCATATTTATTAGGTAACCAAGTTTATTGGACTGTAAACCCATCAACAATTATTACTACTTCAGTTACAGTATCTGCTGGTGTTTGGACTATGTTGTCTTACGAAAGAGAAGGAAACACTCACAGAATATATAAAAACGGAACTTTAGAAGATACAGTTTCTACAGGTAATAAACAGGATAATGGTCCATTTACTATTGGTAAAAATGGCTTTGGTGATTTTAATGGTTACATAGATGAATTAAGAGTTTCAGATATTGCAAGATACGGAGGATCAAGTTTTGCAGAACCTACAAGTGAATTTTCAGTTGATTCAGATACAATAGCTCTTCTTCATTTTGATGGAGCCGATGGATCTACGGACATGATTAATGCTGTTAATGAACAGTCTTTAGTTTTAGAAACTAATATTGGGGATGAGTCTGCATTTACAGATCATACTGTTGAAGTTACTGGTCAAGAGTTAACAATGTCTATGGGAGAAGAAACTCCTACAGCAGACGCTAACGTTGAACTAACAGGTATTCAATTAACTGGTTCAGTTGGAACAGTAGATGCTGTAGCTGTATATGAGGTCACGGGTGTTCAAATGTCCACTTCTGTAGGATCTGTTACAGTAACAGGAACTGCTAATATAGATGTTACTGGAATTCAATTACAATCTAGTGCTGGAAATGCAAATGTTACAGCATGGGCTGAAATTGATCCAGGTGTGTCTAATGTTTGGACTGAGGTTGATCTAGCAGCATAGAGAGGATATAATAGCGACATGTCATCAACATATACTGATCTTGGAATAGAATTAATGGTTACAGGTGCCAACGATGGTACTTGGGGAACTAAAACAAATACAAATTTAGAAATCATTAACCAAATGCAAGGTTATGTAAATAAAAACATAACTGGTGGAGCACAAACAACTGCTTTACTTATTGCCGATGGATCAACAACTTCTTCTGATGCAAGAAATTTAATTATTGAATTATCAGGTACAATTACTGGAAACCAAATTGTTACAGTCCCTGATAGTATAGAAAAATCTTATATTGTTTATAACAATACTTCTGGAGCATTTACTGTTGAGTTTAAAACTGCAGGTGGAACTGGTCCTACTTTTTCTACAACGGATAAAGGGATTAAAATTGTTTACAGTAACGGAACTAATATTATTGATGTAACATCAAATTTGGGAACTATTGCAACTGGTCAAATTACAGCTACAGGAAACATATTACCTGGTGCTAATGACACTTATGATTTAGGAGCTTCTGGTAACGTTTGGCAAAATGTTTATACTGGTGATTTACATCTTAATAATGAGCATAAAACTGAAGGAAACATTGTAGATGGTTCAAAGGGTAGCTGGACTTTACAGGAGGGCGCTAAAGATATATACTTAATTAATAACAAATCTAATGAAAAATTTAGATTGAAGTTAGAAAAAATTTAAAGGAGATACAAATGGGTATTATTTCAAATGGAAATACAGTAATCGATAATGGCGCAATTGATGCGAATGAAGTTGATACTACGCAAATAGCAAATGACGCTGTAACTGCTGATAAATTAGCAAACACTGCAGTTACTGCAGGTTCTTATACTTCAGCTTCAATAACTGTAGATGCTCAAGGAAGAATTACTTCTGCATCATCAGGATCATCAGGTGCTGGAGGTTTTGTTCCGAAAACTGTAGCTGTAGGACCTACTTCAGGTACTTACTCATCAACGGCTGGAACTTCACAAATTTTAGTTTATGCAGTTGGTGCTTCTGGAGGAGCTGGAGGAGGAAATGGTCCAAGAGGTGGTACAGGCGGTCCTGGCGGAGATGGAATCTTTGCAGCTTACACTAAAGCTGTTACTCATCCATTTTCACAACCTTATTCAGTAGGAGGTGGAGGAACCGGAGGTAATTCTCCAAACCCATCTAGCTCAGGAAATCCAGGAAATGCTGGTGGAACAACATCTTTGGCAAACGTTTTTAATATCAATGGTGGTGGAGGAGGAGGAGGAATATTTTTTGTCGGTACCGGATCTGCTGGAGCGGATGGTACTGCATCAAATTCACCTACACCAACAAGTGTAACAACTACTGATACAAATGGTTTTTTAGCTTTTAATAAACTTGGCAGTGGAGCAGGTGGTGGCGGAGGTCCTGGAGCTTCTGGTAATGTTGGTGGAATAGCAGTTTTTGAAAACATTGGAACGGGGTAATAGATTATGGCTAAATATGGTTTTTTTATAAATAACGGGTGTATTTCAATAGCTGAATCAGAGGAAGAAAAAAATTTTTTATCTCCTTTGTTAATTGGTTCTGTAGTAAAAACTTTAACTGATGAACAATTTACAAATGCTAAAAATTATAAATCTTTATTAACTTTAAATAATGATGCTATAGAAGAAAATTTTCATATGTTTCATTATTTAAATAATTCTGAACTTAATGTAGAACAAGAGAAATTAATAATAAAAGATTTTATTCAAAAAAACGCACTTGTAAAAATAAAGAACTGGCTTTCTGCAAACCCCTCAGCTGATAATTTTTCCTATTGGAATGATTATAAAACTAAACTGGAATCAGTTGATGTCGATTCTATAAGCTTTCCCTTAGCTTATGAAACTTTTCAAGAATGGTTTAATAACCAAACTGGATACCCTCAAAAAAGTCCGTTGCAATTACCTTAACAGTAAGTTAAATAAATGGAATGTTTGCAGAAAAAAAAATTGAATTCAGTATTCATACTGATTTAATTAATATTGAAAATATAAAACCAAAAGAAACAAAAAAAGTTTTACCTGATTGGTATAAAAAAATTGAAAAACACTCTATACATTTTAGAAATATAAAAGGTTGCATACCTTTTTTAGATAATATTTCTGCTGGATACGTATTACCCTTACCTCAAGATCTTTATATAGCGCATCTCTTAACAGATGAAAATACTGGAAAAAAGCAATCTTTTTATAAATTTGCTTTAGCAGACAGTTTTAACCAACACCAATGTAATTTATATAATATTAACGGTCCAGATTTACAGTTGCATGGCATAGAACAAATCGGTGGTGAAGGTAGTTTTTTAGGTAATAAAAATGGAAATAACAATGTAATTAAAATTTTAAACCCTTGGTTAATTAAAACCCCACCTGGATATTCATGCCTTTTTACCTCACCTGCTTATAATGAAAATGATTATTTTTCAATAATATCTGCTATTGTAGATACAGACACATTTGATAATGAAATTAATTTTCCAATAATTATAAACCATGATAAATACCCTTCTTTTGAAAAAACTTTTAAACAGGGCTTACCCTACGTGCAAATAATTCCTTTCAAAAGAGATTCGTGGAAAAAAAAAATAAGTACCAAGACAAAAAAATTTAATAATAACTTTAAATATTTTTCAAAATTAATAGATAGGTATAAAAAATTAATTTGGAGTAAAAAAACATGGAAATAAAAAATTATATAATGACTGTAGATAATTTTTTACCTTATGAATCATTGTCTTCTCTAATACAATGGGCCAATAAACAAAATAATAAATTTAAAAAAGCAGAAATTTTTTTAAATAATCAAAAACCAGAAATCAGAGAAGATATAAGAAAAGTTGATAATTTTGGTTTTGATATAAATTCAAAATCAAAAACTGAAATACATTGGAGTTCTTATTTAACTTATTATTTTACAAATTTATGCGAAAATTATCAAAAACATTTTAAAGTTAAGGCATCTTTATCTGGTTTGACTGACATAACTTTTTTAAGATATCAAAATGGCGGCCACTACAAAACCCATACAGATCATTGTAAAAATGCTCCTAGAACACTTTCAATTATATATTTACTTAATAATGATTATGAAGGAGGAGAATTAATTTTTAAATTACCAGACGGTAAAGATGAAATTTTTAAAATTGAAAAAAAACCAAATAGAGTAGTTATCTGGCCAAGTAATTTTTTGTATCCCCATCAGGTAACTCCAGTAACGAAAGGATTGAGATATTCTATTGTATCATGGGCACTATAAGACAATTAAAATATAAAATAGTTAAAAATTTTTTAGATAAAAAAGAAATAGAACTTTTTACAACATATAGTTTATTAAGGCACAAAAATAACTTTAATAATTTTGATAATTTTACTAGGAAAAAGAACAATATAGTTCAACAATTGAATAACAATTGTGATAGTTTTTTTCACGCAGATCCTTTAGGTGAAACATTATTAATGCAGAAAAAAAAATTAATGGAACAAGAAACTCTTTTAAAGTTACATCCGACTTATTCTTTTTTTAGAATCTATTCTTTTAATGCTGATCTTAAAAAGCACTTAGACAGAGAATCTTGTGAAATTTCAGTAACTATAATGATTGGAAGTGATGGTACAGAATGGCCAATTTATATGAATGATAAACCAGTCGAATTAATGCCTGGAGATGCATGTATTTATATGGGAAGAGAAGTAAACCATTATAGAAAAAATTTTAAAGGTGATTGGCACTCTCAACTTTTTTTACATTATGTCGATCAGGAAGGACCTTTCAAAGATTTTAAATATGATAAAAGAATCATAACTCCGGAAATATAATGAAACTAAATATATTTAAAATACCTATATTTATAGATAATATAGATGTAGATAAATTAAAATTAAATGAAGTTTTATTTGAAGAAACTTGGGAATCTAAAACTCCATCAACTTTCAAAAATGGTAATAATTTATTAAACAAAGAAAGCACTAACTATTTATTAGGAATTATTGCTGGATTATTATTTCCTGAAATAAAAAAAGAATTTTCAATAAATCTAGATAAAATTTGGATTAATAAATATAAAGAAAAAGATTATCAAGAAGAACATATTCATACAAAAAGTCACTTTAGTTTTATTATTTATTCTAAAGTAAAAGAAAGTAATACGGTATTTTTATCAAGGGATAGAGAAATAATAGATGCTTTTGGTATGGATGATATGGCATTATTTCAAACAAAGTTTGAAGCATCATGTAGATCTAATCAAATAATTGTTTTTCCCAGTTTCTTGACACACAGGGTCAAAAAAGCAGAAGAGGATTATGAGACTATTTCCGGTAATATTTCTTTAAACTTAAGCTAATTGAAGCGCCTCTTTAAATAAGGTATAATACAGCATGCCTTTAACAAACATACAAATAGCACCAGGGTTTAACAAACAGGTCACAGAAACCGGAGCAGAAGGTCAATGGACTGATGGGGATTTTGTAAGATTTAGATATGGATCTCCTGAAAAAATTGGTGGTTGGGAACAAATTACATCTGATACTTTAGTAGGCGCTGTTAGGAAACAATTGGTTTGGGCTGATTTAGACGGAAGAAGATACGCAGCTTTAGGAACTAACAAAGCTTTGTTTATTTATTATGAAGGCGGCTTTTATGATATCACACCTTTAGATACAGCACTAACGGGTTGTACATTCGATACCACAGATACTTCAGCAACCGTTACCGTAAATAAAACAACTCATGGTCTATTGGCAGGGGATCTGTTTACCTTTACATCTGTAACTCCTCCAAGTGGTGCAGGATATGTGGCATCTGATTTTGAAACAAATACATTTGAAGTAATTACATCTTCAGCGAACAGTTTTACAATTACAATGGCTAGTGCTGCATCAGCAACTACATCCGCTAGTGGTGCTGCCACAGTGAACCCATATATTAAACCAGGTCCATTAAATGCAACAGCAGGCTATGGTTGGGGAACAGGCACATGGGGACGAGGAACCTGGGGATCACCTTCAACTGTCAGTAATTTAATTATTGATCCCGCTTCTTGGTCAATAGATAATTTTGGTCAAGTTATGATAGCCACTATTAAAAATGGAAAAACTTTTTCTTGGAATCCCATAAATGCAGATACAAATGCTTTAACTACAAGGGCGGTTCTTGTTAGCGGAGCACCAACAAAATCTGTTATGTCTATTGTATCCGATAGAGATAGACATTTAATATTGCTTGGAACAGAAACAACAGTTGGAGATGGCAATACACAAGATAAAATGTTTATTAGGTTTTCTGATCAAGAAAATATATCTGAGTATGCACCAACATCAGTTAACACCGCTGGTACTTTTAGGTTGGACTCTGGAGTAAAAATTGTAGGAGCTGCTAA